CACGAGGATGGAATCCTGATGATAGTTCCAGTTGGAATGAAGTTTGGGTAGCGCACTTGAGAGTTGATGTCGGCAATCTCCCACCACCGCTCTGGGTCGCCAAACGCCCAAGTAGCGATGGATTCAAAGGACTCACCGTCAGACGATACGTGATACGTGTACCTTGTAGGGTACGTAGAGGATCGAACAGAGATGGTGGTCGTAGCGTCTTGAGCGTACGATGTCTTGTACCGTGACGATGTTGCCATTACGACCTCGGACCCCACAATCCTGGTATACCACTCGGGGTGTCTCGCGGTGGTGGGTTGGTATCAAAGTCCCATTCAAGAAACAGACGGTACGGTGATGCGTACTGAGTCTTTCTAATTGTAGGAAGGGACCACGTTGACGGCGACTTGCCTGGCGAGGCAACCGACGCTGTCATGTTGAATGTGAGTACTACCTTGATCTTCTTTTTAGGACTCACTCCGCCGTATAGTTCCGTAGCAGTCGCTTGCGATAACCAGAAGTCTGACCCCAAACGATTCCCTGCCCATCCCGGTTTACGCATGCCACTATTATCTGGGTTGACATTCTCGTCCAGTACCCGCCTTAGTGCATCGTACTGTGACGGTGTCGTGGCGGTATCTGCCCCATCCATACCATCAGCGTTGATCGATGATCGGGTAAGTCTCCAGATTAGAAGACTGTAACCATCGGTAACTGACGTGTCGATGTCAGGGCTTGCCGTTTCAGTACCGAAAGGTTCTCTGTACACAGAGATATCCCAACTGTAACTGATGGCTACATCGCCTGTCTTGTCGTTCATGTAATTGTAGATTTCATCGTCTTTGTACGATGATGGTGCGTACTTAAATCCGTACACAAGTCCTAGTGATGAATCACCACAGATCCGCTCTTTGAACCCATTGTCAATAGAAAAAGTAGCAGAACTAGGAGGACCGTCACCCCATGCGTGGTCGCCGCCACCAGCGTACACACGAAGTCTGAATTGACGAAGAATCCCTGTAGTAAGCCACTTCTTTAGTAGTTGTCTATCCTCCGGTGACCCATCAAGCGATGGCGCTGGTGTACCTGTGTCAGCACCTGGATCAGAAGCAGCAACAGACGTAGGTTTCACGACCTTGAGCGCCTCGGTCAGGATTGTGTCCTGACGTGCAAACCCAATGTACGTTGCCTGCATCTGTAGGTTGACAGTGCACTGCACCGGAACCATGTTTGCATTGAACTTCGTGTAGAGCACACTGCTGCGGGTGATGAAACCATCCACCATGAACAGTGATGAGAACACGACACGGACAGGAAGTGTGGACAAGAAAGCGAAGTTGCCCAGGTTGATGTTGCTGTCCAGGGAGTTCCTGCCGTCAGCAAATGTGAAACCGCTACCAGGAGTTACTGGTGTTCCATTTTCATCAAGAAGTTGGTCGGTCGACTCTGATGTGTCCCTAGACGTTGCAGACTGTAGTTCTGCCAACTTCTTAAAGAACGTTACTTGCTCGCTGGATAGTCCTTGACCAATGATGGCAAAAAGCACCTTTAAGTCTGCGAGTACACCAATGTCGCCAGGATCAGTAGACGTAAAGATCGGGTCGTTAGTCACTGCGTTAGGCCCGGTGAAGTAGGGAGAGTCAGGAGCAACTGATTGCGACCTGCGGTTCATTTCAAACTGCCGGTCAAGAAGGATGTTGAACGAGAAGTTCTGCATAGCAGCAACGGGCTGCGTGAACTGGCCAGCGTCCTGAAGGTAAGGGTTCGTCAACCCCTCTGACATTGATACGTCTTGAGAGAGCGTCTCAGGGTTGAACTGGAACCACATCCGCTTGTTGAACACTGGGCTGTTTGCTTGCGTCTCGTCAATCCCCAGGTTCTGGAAGATCGCAGAGTTGCCACCCATCAGCGACTTGATGAACCCACGTTGAACCTTCTTAGTGCCCGACTTTGTGAATGTCTGAGCAGTCCCACCTGGATAGGCGAAGGGAGGGTTGTCCGTGGCGCTGTTTCGCTCCCCTACAGGGAACTTGTAGAACTGGCTGTCACGGTACGACATTAACTACCCCTTACTGAGGCCAATAGGTCACTGTCTTTGAGTAGACGAGTCAACTCGTCAGCGATTGCCTCTGCGTCACCTCGTGCGGACGAACCGCCAATAAGGTTGATTGTTGGGGCGATGTTGATGGTACTACCTCCTTGAATAGACGTGTACGACCCACCTCTGCCGGAACGTCCACTCATCTCAACAGGGTCACCAGAGTTACGACGCTTGTAACTCTCCACAGTGGCAGCAGCAGCACCCATGTCTACGTTGAACGTCTCTGGCTTGCCCTTATACGGCCCCCAGTCGTACCAGCCATTTCCGTTGGTCTTTGCCCTAGAGTCGAACATCTTGCGAGCAGCGCTAACGTTTACTGACGGGTCGTATAGCGATTCGTCATTAGGGATTCCGAACCACTTACGACGAGATGGCCCAAGACTGCCAAGCATGTTGATCTGGAACAGCCCGTACGACGTGTCCCCTGTGCCCTTGTTAGGATTAAGTACTTTAGGGTTCCAGCGGCTTTCACGGTGCGAAATACCAACTGCTTTGACGAGGTCTTGGCCAGACCATCCGCCCTTAGTCATCATGAGACGAACGATGTCGTCACCAGACATCGATCCAGATGAGGGAACGATGGGGACGCTGTTTGCTGAGGCGACCGAACCACCTGAGCGGATCTCCCTGGCCTGTCCAGACTTAGTCATGAAACTAACGAAAGAGTCAGCCTGGAATTGGGCGATCTTCTGGTCGATTGAAACGCCGTCGTACGTACGGAGAGAGACGCCACCGATGGACGTGTCGCCAACCCCGTGCTCACTAGACTTGTGCGTAGTGCCACCGACAGGTTCGCTGGAGAACGATGCGTCCTCGTTGTACTTTCCGTCAGACCCCCACGCTGCCCCCATTTGCTCGTATTCACGACGTGAGTTTGGAAGTTCCGATGGCTGAACGTGCCACGGCTCGTTGTTAACATCACCGAACGTCTTCAGCCCGAAGCGAGAGGCGTTCTGCTCCAACCAACCCATGTCGCCAACTAGGTCAGCAGCAAGACCGACTTCGTGCATCGACCTACCAGGAGGTGCAGCGGGTGCAACCCCTGGATTCTTCTTCCAGTTCTTCCCCTCAAAGACAATGCCCGTGTCTTCGCTGGTCGGGGTGTAGCGGGACAGGAACAGAGCACGCTGATCAGAGGAGGCGCGCTTGCCCTGCCCGAACCCAACACGTCCACCTGATGCCTGGATGAGGGAGAGCAGGCGGTTCTTGAACGTCGGGTGGAGGCTCTTGAACGATGACATGCTGGCAAGGCCAGAGATAGTCGTGGGCTTACCGTATGTAGGAACAGAGATGTTTGGTGTGGCATTTGCAGCAGCGTTGCTGGGCTTCTCTTCTGGGTCACCAGCCAGGAACGAGAGAATCCCGCCGCCGATCATCATAGGGATACCAGCAATAGCGCCAGCCCCACCTGTACCGAAGGTGAGGGCAGCACCGGCAGCCAGTAGTCCAGTACCAGCAGCCCCCATAGCAGGCTTAGCCATGTCCATGTACGGCTTGTTGCTGATCTGCTCACCAAGAAGACCGCTGAGCCTCTCTTCAAGCGCTCCAAACATACGAGTCAGTGACTGAGTCTTCTTCTCCAGATCAGCGAAGTTGTCTGCCTGACGGCGGTAGAAGTTTTCCTCGCGCTCAGCCTGTGTTCGCTGTGTTTCTTCTTGCTGAAGTGCGAAGTTCTCACTGATGCCCATCAACTTCTGCTGTGATCGGTCACCGGGGTTGTACATCCCCGTGCCGCCCTTCTCCTTGTACGCAAGGTTGGCTTCTGCGTACTGGATCACCACGTCCTGCATGTCTTCAGGGAGACCTGAGAACGCCAGCCGTTGACGGGTAACAGAGCCTTGCTGCTTTGCGCCCTTCAGTACCGTCTCGTTGGTCATGCCAGTTGCCTGCACGAGGTTCTGAATTACCGACATCATGTCGTTCTCTTTGCCACCGATGCCGTACATCGACATGCCAGTGGTGAAGAACATGCGGTTCACGGCAGTGGGAGATGCCATTGCCTTAGCCATTGCAGCGGTGTCGGCAGTGGAGTACCCGAACCCAGACATGGTTCGTAGGGCGTCAAATGACGATGCCTGCTGCGATAATCCAGTACTTGCCTGGAGAGCAAGCACCTCGTTGATTCCGCCCACACCAAGGCGGTAGTCGGTCAGTGGCTGACGGTACGTCGACTGAACGTCCAACTGACTCATACCAGTCGTCTGCTGGTAGAGCATGTTCATCTTGTCGGCAGACAGTGAGTACTGATACCCAGACTGGATACGACTATCCACGGCCTTGCCGATGGCCGACGCTAGGCTTCCAATGATGTTCGCAGCGACGGCTGCTCCACCACCACCGCCTCCACCACCGGCAGCGGAAATCGCTGAGGCGATTCCTCCACCAGCACCGCCACCTACTGCTGGAGTAGGAGCACCCTGACCAGCCGCCTTAGCCGCCATAGCGGCCATCTTGGAGTGTGGGTTGCTTGAGTCTTGCGCTCCTTGTCCTTGAATAGCGCCTTTGGCACTAACGGACAACTTGGAGATAGTTTCAAGTTCCTTACGTACACCAACAAGCGTCTCGTGCAGAGTCTTGAAGTCTTTGTTCAGAGACGTTACGGCAGACGAATCGACCTTAAATGCTGCCTTGAGGGACTTAAAGTGCATCCCGAGGGCATTAGACGATGATTGGTCTTCGTTTTCCACGTACTAGCCTCCGACGTTACTGCGCCATTTCGCCATTTCATACCAGTAGCGACGCTGGCGCACGGTCATGCCTTGAAGTTCTTTGAAGTTGAAACCGTTGTATACGGAGGCGATCAGTTCGTATTCCCAGTAGTTAGACACAGGATCAGCCAAATAGAAGGGACACCCAGTCGACAGTGAACGAAATGTTTTCGTCGCAATGTCCGCACGGGGCGTTCACCTCCTCAATCTGAGGACCGAACTTGTCACCAAAGAGAACCTTGATGATGGCGTTACGGTCTGCGATGCCAAGTTTCTTGGCCCACTCCACCTTGTTTGGTACTTGTGTACTCACATCGCAGCAGCGTGCGATGAGCGTCGTGTTCTGCTCGGCAGTCGTCTTGGCGTGCTTAGCGACGTAACGGCTGTCTGCTCCTGTCGGGTGTGACACCGTCACAGTTGCGCCTGACCGAAGGGTTACTTCCCGCTTTGAGCGGATTTGCTCGGTAGTGCCGAGGACCGGGAACCCATCAACCAGATCGACATTTACGTCGTTACTTCCTCCACACTGGGAGCACTTCAGTCGAAACTCCCGCTGATCTCCGTACGTGGCACGAATAGTGGCGATGAAGAGGATGTCGCGATCAGCGGTAACAAGTGAGTCGATCAGTGTTGGTGACCAACTCTCTGCTGGGCCAATTGACACAACTGTCCTAGAGAGGAGTTCAGTCATGTAGTCGGCGTACGACAGGTTGTCTCGTGTCTCAAGATGAGACAGGTGCTCTTCGTCTTCACCTGTCATCTCTCTGACTACAGCGTTGACGTGCCAGTCCCCGTTCTTGTCCTGTAGCCCCATCAGCAACGTAGCGTCGCAGTTTGGACTACCTGAAATACGGGGAACTGGCTCTTTCGACGCCTCGTCAATGACTTTGTTTACCGCATCAAGATCAGATGGGTTCATCTTATTCTGCTCCTATTAGTTGTTGATTACGCGTTCAGTACGGTAGCGAGGGCGTTGATCTCGCTTGTTTCCCATGCAAGGGTGTAACCCTCGTGGTGAACAGTGAGTTGCTGTACGAGGATGCTGCTTTCTCCAGCCCCGAGGTCGCCAAGGGCGTAGCCACCAGGCCAGCAGTTGTACAGACGGTACGCCAACTTCTTTGCGCCAGGGAACACACCTGATGAGTAAGGCATCGAAGCGTCGTTGTTGTACGTAGCAGCGTTAGTGGTGACAGGGTGATCGTGCACGTACACAAGGATGTCGCACCGATAGTCGGTGTCAGACCCCACTGAACCAATGTCAGGGTTGCCCTGGTTCCACTGGTGCATGAACTGCTGCCAACGCCACAGTTGTCCCTGACCAGCGAACACACCACGACTGAAGGTGACAGGAGCGAAGTCGCTCATGCCAACCATCTTGTGCGTGTGCGTGTTCATGCCACCCTCGCGGTACGGGATGACTTGGTTGGTCACGCTGACCCCAGACACCGCTGCAAAGCCGATTGTGAGTGCACTGGAGTTGCCAAGACCGAACAGATCATCGTCGGTGTTGCCCCCAGCCTTGGGAATGATCTCCACGGTGAACTTAAAGTTCCGAAGAGGGTCAGTGCGTGTAACAGTTACAGCCATGATGGGTACTCCTATTCGCTAATTCCGCCAGCCAACTGGCTGATTGTGATGACTACGAACTCGCCTGGATACTGGAGCGCAACACCGACCTGTACGCGCACCTCACCAGAGTCGATTACTGCCGGGGTGTTGACGGTCTCGTCGCACACCACGAAGAACGCCTCGCCAGGGCTACGGCCCTTGAGACCGCCTGCACCCCAGAAATCGGTGAGCATCGAACCAAGGCGCACGTTGATGGCGTTCCACAGGCGCTGATCGTTTGGCTCAAACACAGCGAAGCGAGTAACTTCAATCGACCGCTGCTTCACGTAGTTGAGTGAGCGACGGATGCTGATGTACTTGTCTGGCTTGCTGGTTTCCAGCGTGCGTGCACCAAGAACGACAACGCCAGCACCTGGGATCGCCTTGAAGGCGTTAACGCCAGAGTTGTACAGGGTACCGATGTCGTTCTCGGTGAGATTCAGCACGGTACCAAGAGCGTTACGGATGTCTGCGTTGTAGCCAGCCGGTGGCTTAGCCACAGTGCGTTCGATCTCGGTACGGACGTACAGACCAGCAACAGCACCACCAGGATATGTGTTTCGGACAGCGCCGATACCTGACTTTGATGGGTCTACCATCGTGAGCATGCCGTAGTACGGAGCGCCCCAGCCTTTGGGGCTGTATGAAGCCACAGCGTTGCTGATGGCAACAGTTGTCGTGGAGGCTGGGTTTGGATCGATGATCACAAATGAGGTGCCACGAGTCTGGGCCTTAGTAAGCGCCAAGTTGACTGTAGTCGTATCCGACTTACCAACCACGTTGATGAGCAGTGAGTCATTGATCGTGTCCAGCAGGTCAAGTGCACGACCGTAGGCTGCTGCGTCAGCGTCGGCATCTTGAATACTGCCGCCAGTGAAGAGGCCAGTGCTTGAGAACGTCAGAGCGCCAGTAGTAGCACCCACGAACGGAGCGATGTCGACCTGGCCAGAACGAACACGGACGTAGTTTGAGTACGTGTTCAGAATCGTAGGCGCATAGCGACTGGAGTTAGGATCTGGGCTGAGATCTGGCCAGAACTCCACCTCAGTACCTGTTGCCGTGTTGCCGCCTACGAGGATGCGCAGGTTGAACGTAGCGACAGTAGTCGCTGGGCTAGAGGTGGGCGTAAGGGTGCTACCAGCGGTCACCTGGCAGATAAGACCGCCACCGACTGCCGTGTTAGCAGTGTTGCCCCAGTCGCCGGGGTTACGGGCATCCAGCGTCATCAGAACGCCGGTAGCGGATGCACCTGTAGCAGGGACACGGCTGTACGTGATGGTTGCTGATGCTGCGGTTGAGTTGCTGCCGTAGGCACGTACTACGTAGGCGTCACGACCGCCGTTAGCGAAGTACTGATACAGAGCGAACCCGAGATCGTACGAGTTGTCTAGATCACCGTACTGTGCCCGGTACTCGGGCCATGAACGGACTAGAACTGGTTCGGTTACCGTACCACGAAGACTCTTACCAATGAAGGCAGCAGCAGTTGCGCCAGAGGCGCGAGTAGTTGCACGTGCCTTGAAAGGCGCTTCTGATACGTATACGCCTGGAACTGAGAAGGGCATTAGAATTCCTCCGTAATTGTGTAAGGAGAGC